GCAAGGTCCTGCTCCGCGGCTACGAGTTCGGCAACCGCGTACAGAAGAAGCTGAGCTATGAGCCGACGCTGTACGTGAAGCGCAGCGGCGAGGTGAAGATGAAGACGGAGTACCGTACGCTCGACGGGAAGCCGGTGTACCCCATCAAGTTCGACACCATCAGGGACGCCAGAAACTACATCAAGCAGTACGAGGGAGTGGAGGGCAAAGAGGTCTTCGGGTCTACCAACTTCGCCTACTGCTGCATCAACGAGGAGTACCCCGGTCACATCGATCACGACCCGAGCCTGGTCGCGGTCGTCTGCCTCGACATCGAGACCGACTCCTCCAACGGGTTTCCCAACATCGCGCAGGCCGACAAGGCCATCACGGCGATCACCATGCGTCGCGGCTCGAGCATCGTGGCGCTCGGTCTGAAGGACTACACCCCGCACGCAGAGAAGATCACGTACCACAGGTGCGACGGGGAGCACGAGCTGCTGGAGAAGTTCCTGGAGCTCTGGGACTCGCGCACCTACTCTCCCGACGTGCTCACGGGCTGGAACATCGAGGGCTTCGACCTTCCCTACATCGTCAACCGTATCAAGCGCCTGCTGGGCGAGGAAAGGGCCAAGGAGCTCTCTCCCTGGAAGATGCTGGACGACCGAGAGATCGAGATCAACGGTCGCCTGATCACCGTTGGATTCCCAGTGGGCATCGCGGTCCTGGACTACATGCGACTGTACAAGAAGTTCTCGTTCTCCAACCAGGAGTCGTACGCCCTCAACTTCATCGCAGAGAAGGACCTCGGCGAGAAGAAGCTGGACTACACCGAGTTCGGGAGCCTCGATGAGTTCTACAGGCGCGACCACCAGCGCTTCATCGAGTACAACATCCACGACGTGAACCTCGTCTTCAAGCTCGAGGACAAGCACCGCTTCATCGAGCAGGTGATGGCCATGGCCTACGACGCCAAGGTCAACTACGTGGACACGATGGCGACCGTCCGTCCCTGGGACACGATCATCAACAACTACCTCTTAGAAAAGAAGATCGTCATCCCGCCGTCAGCCCGTCCCGGCGACAAGATCGTGGACATTGTTGGCGGCTACGTCAAGGACCCGCTGGTGGGCATGCACGAGTGGGTGGTGTCCTTCGACTTGACCTCCCTGTACCCTCACCTGATCATGCAGTACAACATCTCCCCTGAGACCTATCGCGGCAAGATGCAGAACCAGTTCACAGTCGACGAAGTCGTTCGCGGCGCGTACGACGAGGTCAGGGCCGGATTGGTCGACAACAACATGACAGTCTGTCCGAACTCGTCCCTGTACTCTCGCGACGCCCAGGGATTCTTCCCTGCCCTCATGGAGAAGATGTTCAACGACCGAGCCAAGTACAAGAAGCTGATGATCGAGGCGAAGAAGAAGTTCGAGGAGACCAAGGACCCCGAGTGGGGAAAGAAGATCTCCGCGTACCACAACCTGCAGCTTGCAAAAAAGATCCAGTTGAACTCAGCCTACGGTGCTCTCGCGAATAAGTACTTCAGGTGGTTCTCCGTGGAGAACGCGGAGGCCATCACCACCGCCGGTCAGCTCTCCATCAAGTGGATCGAGAAGAAGATCAACGGCTACCTCAACGAACTACTAAAAACGGAGAAGGACTATGTCATTGCGATCGATACTGACTCGATGTACATTGATATGTCTGGACTTGTCGAGCACGTTTTTGCTGAGAGGCGTAAATCTGCTGATACAGCAGAAATCGTCGCCTTCCTGGATAAGGCTTGTCAGAATAAGATCGAACCTTTTATTGCAAAGTGCTACGATGAACTTGGCGTTTATGTTAATGCGTATCAACAAAAGATGCACATGAAGCGCGAGTCCATCGCCGACAAGGGCGTATGGACCGGCAAGAAGCACTACGTCATGCACGTCCACAACGAAGAGGGCGTGGCCTACACTACACCCAAGATGAAGATGGTGGGCATCGAGGCCGTGAGGTCGTCGACTCCCAAGGTCTGCCGTGAGAGCATCAAGAAGGCCCTGGTCATCCTCATGACCGGCGGCAAGGAGCCGCTCATCGACTTCATCGAGGAGTTCCGCGAGTCCTGGTACAAGATGTCGTTCGAGGAAGTCGCGTTCCCTCGAGGAGTAAAGCTGACCTACTTCAGGAACATCAACGGCAACAACGTGCCCATGAGGTACTCTCTCACCGACAAGTCGCTGCCCATCCAGGTACGCGCGTCGCTCGTCTACAACGAGATGCTGAAGTCGAAGAACCTTACCAACAAGTACAAGCTCATCAGCGACGAGGAGAAGATCAAGTTCTGCTACCTCAAGAGGCCGAACCCGGTTCACCACAACGTCTTCGCCTCTCCCGGCGAGCTGCCTCCCGAGTTCAAGTTGACCGAGTATATAGACTACGATCTTCAGTTCAACAAGGCATTCCTCGACCCGATCAAGTCCATCACGGACGTCCTCGGCTGGAACCTAGAGGGAGAGCCTTCCACCCTAGAGGGATTCTTCGGATGAGTAAAGTCAACACCAACATAGACGACAACTTCGACTTCGGCTTCAGCGCCGTGGACGAGAAGGAGCTCGACTCCATCAAGGAGCTCGAGGCAAAGGCCCAGACGCTGGCACAGCAGGCGATGGTGAACGAGCAGCTCGGGGCGGCCGTCAACGAGAAGCTGAAGAAGATGTACAACATGATCGTGCCGCTCCTCGACAACCTGGCGAAGGACCCGGACAAGAGCTACATCTACTGGCCGGATCGCCAGAAGAAGATCGCACAGTTCAAGCAGAAGCTGAAGGACGTAGTGGACTCGTGATCAACTACCTGGCCCTGCTCGTGGCGCTGGCGATCTCAGTGGTCGCCGGCTACTTCTCCATCATCGGACTCACGGTCATATTCGCCGGAGCTTTCTGGCCCGTCATCATCATGGGTTCTGTCCTGGAGGTCGGCAAGCTCGTCACCGCTTCCTGGCTGTACAGGAACTGGCACTCGACCTCCGGTCTGATCAAGGCGTACCTGACGGCGGCGGTCGCCCTGCTCATGCTCATAACCAGTCTCGGTATATTCGGCTTTCTATCCAGGGCTCACATAGAGCAGCAGCTCATCGCCAGCACGGGCGACGCGGAGACAGTCCAGATACTGGACTCCAAGATAGAGTACCAGCAGCAGCAGATAGACGACGTCGACAAGCAGGTCTCTCAGATCGACGACAACGTCGCTAAGATGACCGAGAAGGGACAGACCAAGTCCTCCCTGCAGGCGATAAAGCAGCAGAAGGTCGCCAGAGACGAGCTCATCGCCAAGAAGGACTCTCTCATAGACGAGATGGCCGCCCTCAAGACAGAGAAGATAACCGCGGAGACGAGAGTCAAGAAGCTAGAGGCCGAGGTCGGACCCCTGAAGTATGTGGCCGCCATGATATACGACGACGCCGATACCGACACTCTCGAGAGGGCCGTGAGGCTGGTGATAGTGCTCTTGGTCCTGGTGTTCGACCCTCTCGCGGTGGTTCTACTGATCGCGGCCAACATCGGCCTTTCCACTAAAACAAAGTCGAAGCAATCAAAAAAGAAGTTTACACGTAAGAAGAAACATAGTACTATAGAGATAGACAAATCGCAGATAGCAAATCTAAGGATGTGAGGACACATGTCGCTGATAGATAAACTCATAAAGAACTCGAGCATCAAGGAGACCGCGACGCTGGACGACAGCAAGGTCTACGGCAAGTCGGACATGATCCCGACGTCGGTTCCCATGATCAACGTCGCCCTTTCCGGCTCAATGGACGGCGGGTTGACTCCCGGCCTCACGGTCCTCGCCGGTCCGTCCAAGCACTTCAAGACCGGTTTCTCTCTGTTGATGGCCGCGTCGTTCCTAAAGAAGTACAAGGACGGCGTCATCCTGTTCTACGACTCAGAGTTCGGTACTCCCCAGTCGTACTTCGAGACCTTCGGTATTCCCCTGGAACGAGTCGTCCACACGCCGATCACCGACGTGGAAGAGCTAAAGTTCGACATCATGAAGCAGCTCAACGAGCTCGACCGCAAGGACGAAGTCCTGATCGTCATCGACTCCGTGGGCAACCTCGCCTCGAAGAAGGAAGTCGACGACGCGCTCGAGGGTAAGTCGGTCGCCGACATGTCCCGCGCCAAGGCGCTCAAGTCGCTGTTCCGTATGGTCACTCCCCACCTGACCATGAAGGACATCCCGCTGGTCGTGATCAACCACACCTACAAGGAACTCGCCATGTACCCGCGCGACATCGTCTCGGGCGGCACCGGCATCTACTACTCGGCCAACACGATCTGGATCCTGGGTCGTCAGCAGGAGAAGGACAGCGATGGCATCACGGGCTACAACTTCGTGATCAACGTCGAGAAGTCGCGCTTCGTCCGCGAGAAGAGCAAGATCCCCATCACCGTCTCTTTCAACGGCGGCATCAAGAAGTGGTCCGGTCTGCTCGACCTGGCGCTCGAGGCCAAGATCGTCTCCAAGCCCAGCAACGGCTGGTACCAGCAGTCGGACCCCGAGACCGGCGAGCTCATCGGCGACAAGATGCGCCTGAAGGACATCGAGGACAACAAGGACTTCTGGATAAAAATCTTGAAGGAGACCACTCTTACCGACTACATCCGGGATAAGTACAGCTTGACCGGCAAGGGCGCAATTCTCGATTCCGACGAGGAGTAATAAATGATCGAAGAGGTAATCCTCTCTAACCTGGCGCACAACGAAGAGTACGCCAGGAAAGTTCTCCCGTTCCTACGCGAGGAGTACTTCGGCGACGGCTCTCATCGCCTGACGTACAAGCTCGTGTCGGAGTACGTCAACAAGTTTAACGGGCTCCCCTCCAAGGAGGCACTGTTGATCGAGCTCGAGAACTCGAGCGGTCTGAACGAGATCGCCTTCAAGGGAACTCGGGGCGTCATCGAGAACCTCAAGCGGGACGAGTCCGGTATGGAGTGGCTGGTACAGAACACGGAGAAGTTCTGTCAAGACAAGGCGCTCTACAACGCGGTGTCGAAGTCGATCCAGATCATGGACGGCAGCACCAAGGGCGTCGACAAGGGAGCCATCCCCCACATCCTGCAGGAGGCCCTAGCCGTCACGTTCGACACGAGCGTCGGCCACGACTACCTCGAGGACACGGACTCGCGGTACGACTTCTATCACAAGAAGGAAGCTCGCCTGCCGTTCGACCTGGCGTACATGAACGAGATCACGAACGGCGGCATCCCCAGGAAGACCCTGAACATCATCCTGGCGGGTACCGGCGTCGGTAAGACCATGTTCATGTGCCACTGCGCCGCGGGTAACCTGGTACTGGGTAAGAACGTCCTCTACATCACCATGGAAATGGCCGAGCAGGAGATCGCCAAGAGGATCGACGCGAACCTGCTCAACACCAACCTGGACGAGCTCACGACTCTGCCGCGCGAGACCTACAGGAAGAAGGTGAACAAGCTGAAGGAGATGACAGTCGGCAAGCTCATCATCAAGGAGTACCCGACCGCCTCGGCATCCACGCACCACTTCAGGTCCCTGCTGAACGAGCTGGCCCTGAAGAAGAACTTCGTGCCCGACGTGATCTACATCGACTACCTGAACATCTGCTCGAGCTCGCGCATCAAGGCCGGGTCACAGGTCAACTCGTACACCCTGATCAAGTCGATCGCCGAGGAGATCAGAGGTATGGCAGTGGAGTTCGGGGTGCCGATCATCTCCGCTACCCAGACGACGCGTACCGGCTACTCGTCGAGCGACGTCGACCTGACAGACACGTCCGAGTCCTTCGGCCTCCCGGCCACTGCCGACTTCATGATCGCCCTGATCTCCACCGAGGAGCTCGCCGACATGAACCAGGTCATGGTCAAGCAGCTGAAGAACAGGTACGGCGATCCCAACAAGAACAAGAGGTTCATCGTGGGCGTCGACCGCGCTAAGATGAAGTTCTACGACGTGGAGCAGGGTGCCCAGGAGAACCTCCTCGAGGGACCGGTGTTCGACAGGACCGACATGGGCAGGGATACAAGGGAGTCCCTGAAGGACAAGCTGAAGATGCTGGTCTAGGGGAACATGAACTTGGCACGCCAGCTCTGCTTCTCCTCCTCGGAGATCAGGCTGGTGGAGTTCATCCACCCCAGCATGAGACCCTTCTCGCGGCCGTGGGCCTCGATCTCCCACGGGAGCTCCCAGTAGGGGACCTTACCGTCGTCGACCCACTCCTTCTTGTTCCACTTGTGGAGGTTGGAGTCTTTCATGGACTGGAAGAGCTCGCCCTTGGCGTACTGCTTGACGTGTACCATCTCGTGCA